CAACAATATCATTCTCTTGTGTATCAATGGAGGTCACATCATGAAATATAAAATGAGTAAAAAGATTCAATCGTTTTCCGCCTTGGACGATTGGCAGGGACTCGGTAAAGAAAAAGCCGAGGAACTCGAAGGAGGCAAGGTAGTAGAACTCAAGAATCCGCCAAAGCATTTAGTTGAAGGTGGTTATATTGAAGAAGTTAAAAAAGGAGGTAAGTAATGGCAGGATTGGATAATACGGTCTATTCAGGTAAGCAATTTGAAGCTTATCTATCACTTCAGACGGATGCTTTAGGAACAAACGATGTAAGCGGGACACTGTATAAACTACGAGTTCCGGAAATCAATGACATTGATTTCTCAGCGGGGTTTCAAACGGTAGATATTGAAAGAACAGGACAGAGGGTGTTAAGACCTACAGACCATATCAAGGTCTATAAAGGTGGAACATTTACCTGGGCATTTGATAATCTTGTAATTGAGAGCGAGGCAGTAATTCAATTACTGTTACAGTTGGTGTCGGAGGATGATGACCCTACTGGGACGGCTCAGATACGAGGAAATAGGGCGCATGAGATTTATGAACAGGGGGCGACTACAGGAGAATATGCTTGCTTGGTCATATCTTCCCCCGATACGTCCCATGATAGGTTGATGCACTCGGCTATCCTACAGGAATTAACCTTAACAATGGACCCGACGGTGAACGGTGGACGGTTAACTGCAAGCGGAGTATTCTGGTCTGGTTATCAGCCTGTGATTGGGGCTGAAGGTACTTCCGCTAATGCAACTTCGGTTGATTGGACGAAAGGGTTCTTCGATTGTACCACTACTCAGGTAGGTGGGGACGATGTTGTTATGAATAATTTCTCATTGACAATATCTAATCCAGCAACCAGAGTTGGGTATGAAACGGTCAATTCAATAGATGGGGAACCCTGTGCTTACATGAGAGGCGGACAAATAGTGGTCACTGGAAGTGCTGGAGTAAAATTAGATGATAATGTGGCTCAAATAATCACTGAGGATTTTCTGGTTGGAACTTCTGTTAATATCAGTATCGGGGCAGGTTCGGCTATCGATTTTGACATTCCGACCGCTAAATACACAGGACACACTCATACAAATACCGATTCTGGGGTTTTCGTAGATTTGCCATTCATGGGAACAGCGGATGGGTCAGGAGCGTTGGTCACAATTATTGCAACTTAGTTAAATCATATGGGAGGTCTTTATGATCGTAGATACACCGCACGGACAATTTGAGTGCGATGAGATAACAAGGAAAGAACGAAGGGAACTCTATAAAAGGGTCAAGGAGGTAAGCAGTGAGAATGATATCACTCAATTACATGACCTTGCAGATGAGTTTGCCTTGATTGCTTTCGGAGATGAAACAAAGGCTGAAAAAGCACTTGGAAAGTTAACAGCCTTACAGGAAGATGAGGTATTGAACATTATTATAGCGGCATACATGGGATTTGACCTGGGAAACCCTACTGGCGGCTGAGATGTGCGGTGTGGTTCTCCTTCTTTGGATTGCCTGCGGCTCAGTTAATCCTCCCATATGAAACTCAGTCGCCAACTCTTCGGCAGGTGGTTGCCTATAATAATGAAGAGGATATATTAACGGAGGTCTATAGGATTTTAAATGAAAAGGGAACTAAAAGATTTGGAATTGGGCAAAGTTTATATTATCAACTGCCCTTGTTTTGTAACCCTTCGACAATTCTTCCTGACTGGTGTTGGCATATGATAGAGGATTATCAATTGGTTAAGACATATAACATCCCAGTATTCAAAACTCTGGATTCAATAAGTGTTTGGCACTTGGATTGCTTTAATATAATCGGGGATGAATTGAATAAAATAGAAATTCATAAGGCAAAAAAAGATGGCAATAGTTAAAAACCTACTCATAAAACTTGGCGTAATAGGGACAGGAAAAGCGACAAAGGAATTAGGCGGGGTTGAAAAATCGCTTAAAGGACTTGGGAAACAGGCTTTAGCAACAGGGGCGGCATTCTTTGGGGGAAGGGCTATTATTGCAGGACTACGACAATCAGTAGAATTATCTGCGAAGATGGAGGGTGTCAGACGTGGATTTGATAATCTTGCAAAATCGTCCGGTTTTTCTTCTCAGGCATTTGATAAACTCAGAACAGCTACAGATGGAACAATGAGTTCCATGGACCTAATGCAACAAGCTAATAATGCTATGTTGCTTGGAATTTTTGATTCTGAAGACCAAATGGCTAAAATGTTCGATACTGCTCAGAGGTTAGCGTCAGCCCTTGGAAAGGATGCGGCTTTTGGGGTTGAATCATTGGTTACTGGGCTGGGAAGGCAATCAGCATTAATGTTGGATAATTTGGGCATTATGGTAAAATCTGAAGATGCTTATAAAAGATATGCGAAGGAAATAGGAACAACCGTTACGGGCTTAACAGACCAGCAAAAGAAGCAGGCATTCGTAAACGAGGCAATAAAAGAAGCAAATAAACTTGTTGAGAGTTTAGGAACAGAGCAATTAACTGCGGCGGATTCGATAAATATCATGAAATTTGCTGTTCAAGATGCGGCAGAACAAATTGGGAAAGTATTGACCCCGTTTGTCATAAAAGCGGCTGGTCATGTAAAAACACTTGCAACTGAATTTGATAAGATGATGAAGAAGATGAGAGGTATAAAAACAGACGCAGAAAAAATGAACGAAGAGATATTAATGAGTCAAAGGCATATTAGTGAATATGGAAAAGCATTAATGTTAGCAAATCAGATGAATACTGGAGGTGCATTCCCTAAAACTCAAGCAAAAGAATATCGAGATGTTTTAAGTAGCATTGGACTTGAACAAGAAGAAATTAATAATTTATTAAAATTATCTTTCGATGAACAGATATTAAAACTTCAAGCTGGAGCGAATGCCGGAAATCAAGTATTAGAAGATTTAAGAAAAAAAGCTAAAGAAGCCTCAGATAGTATTGTTGCCGACCCTCCAATAAAACCCGAGGTCGTTGAACAACAAATTGAATTTGGAAATGCGATAAGCAATGCCCTTAGTACAGCATTTGACCCTGACAGGGGAGCAGGAGAGGCGGTGAAAGGGTTTATTGTTCAGGTAATGACATCAATGCAGGGGGTCATTATAGCTTCCGGGGCTATGTCAAAGGCATTAAAGGCGGCATTTACTCCTCAAGGGTTTGGAGTCGCATTATTAGCATTAGCTGGATTAGAGGTGGCAAAGGTTGCTGTTTCCAATATTAAATTCGCACAAAAAGGGTTTGATGGGATAGTGACCCAACCAACATTATTTGTCACGGGAGAAGCTGGACCGGAACGAGTACAAGTTACCCCCAGTGGACAAACCCCCTCTTCATCTACCACTATTAATATTCATGGCGGGGTAATAAACGATGATTACATAAGAAACGAACTTATCCCTGCATTGAATAAAGCAACTGGTTTGGGTTCAAGTATCAATGCTTAGTTTTGATACTGCTCTATCAAACGCATTAAAACCCGGAAACACAACAGCATTCTGGGTATTAAAACTCTATTATAACGATGACACAAGTGCCTCGAATTTCATTGGGGTAAGTGATAGTCATCGGATTGATGGAACTGATATATATAATGGATTGGTATCATCCTGGGGTAATTATCATCAGTCATTGAACTTCTTTGATTTTAGCACCTCTACGGGGAATATGACAATAAAACTAATTAATACAAAAGGGTCTATCAGTAAAACTCAGCCAGTTTATGAAGATGATTTTTCAACTGGGGTGGGACTTACTGAGGATGTAGGAACAACCGAATCTGCTACCATAGGGGTATCAGATGCGACAAATCTATCTGTCGGGGATTATATTGAGATTAATAGTGAGGTGATGCTTATTACAGCGATATCAAGCAACGATATTACAGTGACAAGACATATTTTTAATCCTGACCCAGCCGCAACAACTCATTCAAATCGTGACCTTCTTTATTATCATACCGACAATAGATTTTCGGATTTATTACGGTCATTTAATTTTGCTAACCGTAAATGGGAATTATTTATGAACACCTCCCAGGCGGGAACTTATGATGCCGCCGCAAGAATGATTGGAACCGGAGTTATCTCTGGGAATATAGATTACGATACAAGGTTCATTACATTTATCTTATTGGATATGTCAAGCAAATATTATTCTACAATCCCCCGCACTACCGTAAACACTACTGACCACCCAAACGCCCCAGATACCAATTTTTCAAAACCCGTCCCTATCTCATACGGGGATTTTTGGGAAAAAGAGGATATTGGAACAATTCTAACCACAAATTTCGACCGCTTTCATCAGTTCTATAAAGGAACCTTCCCAGCAATTGTGACTAATGAATGGGATGCAACAAACGCAAGAATCGAAGCATCCTGTGATATATTGTCGATGACAACTTTGGATGCTGATAATATTTACGGACGGTTTAAAAATCGCTACGGACAATGTGAAACCACAACAAAAGACCAACCATCGGCTAAAATAACGGCAACGGGGGACGATTGGCGATTATATGTTCCCTTGCAAAGTCACGCCACTTATGCCTCGGGGGGTGCGACTGAATGGTCGAATTATGCTAATACTATAAATGGGGAATTTGATGGGAGTTATGTCAATTTCACTGGTACTGGTGACAGCGTAAAACATATCGGTTGGAGAATTCCAAAAGTTGAAAAACTTGGGACATTGACATCTGTTCATTTGATTATGTCGTTATCAAATGGAACTGGCACTATTGAAGTAGATTTTTCGGCTACATCTGCCGCAACAGCCGGAGCGGCTCCATTAGGGTCGGCATTAGTAGGTGCTGGGGATTCTATGAGCGATGCAAATGGGGAGCAATCAGTGAATATTTCTGGTTTATATGGCGGAACAGACGCCGCAGAATGGGATTTAGAGGATGAAATTTTTCTTGTGTTAGATGATACTGGTGGCACTGGGGGGCATTCAATCAGAATATATGAGATTGGACTAATGATTGAATTCAAGCAGGAAGATGGGTTTGAAATGTCATTTGCCCAGATACAAGAATATAATACAACCAGGGCAGTAGATGTAAATTATGGAAAATCGGATTCTGCCGGAACGATAATCAACCAAAAACGAACACTTGTTTCATCAAGGAATGCCACTGTACCCGCAATTTCTTCTTATCTATTCTATAACGGGAAGGGTCGTAAATCAGGGGCATGGATAGACACAAATACCGCTGGTGATGCTCGGGTGAATGGGTTGAATAAGGGGAACGTCATTGAATCGCCTATCTATATCATAGAGGATATCTTACGAACCGAATGCGGAACGATAAAAAAAGGAGCGGCAACAAGCACAGCCGGGGATGATTTGGTAGATTCTGGAGGGGGTTTTACAACTGATATGGTAGGTCAGACCGCATATAATCTTACAGATGGGACAAGTGCTTTTATCACAGCAAGGGAAAGCGCAACTGTTTTATCGGTCGGAGCAGATATATTTGAAGATGAAGAGAATTATTATATATGTGGACTAACGGATGATGAGATAGATACCACAACATTCGATGCGGCAGGGAACACGGCATCATCAGCGGGGGATGTGTATAATGCTTTAGGAGGTGCGGCATCTACTTCTGAATGGGCATTTGCACAGGCAAAATTCACAGGGGCGCAAGACCTTATCTATCGAATATCAAGACAATGTGGGGCGTATGTATTCATTAGTGGAAATGGAAAGGTCAAAATAAAAGTTCTAAAAAGGTCTGGGCATAGTGAGGACAGGGAAGTTGATTTTAATGATATAGATTTGAAAGAGATAAAACTGACATCGCTTAATAATGTTCGTAACAATTTTATTGTTAATTATAATAAGGATTATGGGGCTGACCAATATCGGGACACAGTAACCGCCTCCGATTCTACAAGTCAGGGTTCCGGTTCAACTGGATATAATCAAGAGTTGACCCTGGAGCTTGATGCAGATGTGGTAAGCTCTGCGACGGCAACTCAGATTGCGGATATGTATAAGGCATTTTTCAAAGACCGTCATATTAAAATGAGTTTTAACTGTTTACGTCCTTCTTATAATGACCTTGAGATAACAGATATCATTAAATTCACGAACTGGGACACGAATATAAAAATATATGGAAAAGCCATGGGCACGGATTATTATATTGTACAGGATATATCTAAATCTGTAAATGGCTGTTCTGTAACAGCAATAAAGGTGAGCTAAGATGGCTAATATGAATATCAGAACCCCAAGATTTTACGTTGATTCTATCAGCTATAGACTATCAAGGGGAGTAGCCCAGAATGGAGTCTATGATGTACAGGGAACAAGTACTGGGAATAATTTAGTTGGAATAAAAAGTGGAGGAGGAACAGAGGCAGACCTATTTGATATGAAACCTTTGAATCTTGTTACTTTTGACACTGCCGCATCAGTAGCATCAAAGGCAGATGGGGTGGTGCTTTCCTTGGATACTATGGGTGAAACAAGCTCAAAGCATTCTTTCGTGGCTATTCTGAATCATAATCTTGTTACTGCAACGGGCAGATTTAAGATAGCGGCAAGCGACACTAAGGCACAAATCGAGATATTTGATTGGCACGCCTCTGCGACAAAGATAGAACCCACTGAAATAATCAATGGCGATACAATAGATGGGAGTTCGCCTTTTGAGGTCACACCAGCAACAGATGGAAGCACTATAGTAAAATTCGCAGAATCCGATTTAAGATATTGGGGAATTCAATTCGAGGGTAGTGACAGTGATAATTTTTCTGGAACTGACTTGACGGTCGGATGTGTGTTGATGGGTGAAATTTATGAAATGCCACACGCCCCGGACATGAGCGTAAAAAGGGCTATTATATTCGATCAGGTCGACATTGTTGAATCTGCCGGAGGGCAGAGATTTGGAAATATGACCTCTCATGGACGAACCGCATCATCAACATCCAAATCCCCATTTACCACCTCAACCGTAGCACAGCAGGTATTTGGGGGACGTATTGCTTATAATTTGAATTTTTCTTATTTAGCCAGTACAGATGTCATGCCTGATGAGTACGATATCTATAATCCCGCAGATGATTCTACGGTGGAGGATATTTGGAATAAAACAAACGGGCAACACCTTCCTTTTATCTTTTCCATTGATAAGAGTTCAGAAGGTGACAATGCGGAATCTGAGCACATCTTTGCAAGGTTCAAACAGGATTCTCTTAACATGACCCAGGTGGCTAATGATTTTTTTAATATCTCCATGCATATTGAAGAAGAATTTTAAAATATGTGAAACTTACTTATATTTAAACTATAGTTCTGGGGGGGATGGTTCCCCTTAATGGCTTTCCGCCATATTTATTATCACACACCCGTCCCCCCATTTTTTTCTTTATATTCTGATATTTAC